GGGATCACCACTCACGTTTGCATCTGCAACCGTAGCATGGGGAAAATTGCGAGCCCAAGAAGGGCTCTAGCTTTTCTTAAATAGTGCCGATCTTCCAGATCAGTTTCTGGAGACCGATAAAAGCACTAAAAGAGCCAGGGCTCTCGCTGACAAGAGTTCGGATAGGAAGGCTGGTAAGCGTCTTGAATTGATCTTCGTCATCGTCCTTAACCGTAAGGCGAGAGACGTAAGAGAATTCATACATGACGCTAGGACCATCCTTTAAGAACTTGTAGTACTTGTATCGATTGAACAAGTCAACTGCAAAGTTCCAATCTAACTCGCTGCCAACAGGTTGTTTTGGAATGGTTTCCTTTTCCATTCTCTCCGCCTTAGACGTCTTGGGGAATTTCTCCTTTATGGCGTCTATATCTGCTACTGCAACGGGATATGCGCTAAGCCATCGCTTAACTGCTATCCACGCTGCGCCCGGGAAACCGGGATCGCAGTCGGGGTTCGTCTGTTCATACGCTGGATTTTTCCAAGCTATATGAACGGGCGTTGGATCCCCTAGTAAGTCGGAGGTATCGTCGGTCGGTGTACGCGTCATCTCGGGGAAAAGATGAAAGACCCAAGATTCCGCTGCACTAGCACCTTGCAACCAACCTGACGACCGAAGCGCGTTGGAAAGTTTGACGTACGAGGAAATAGAATCCTCGTACTCGTCTGTAAAGAAATCCTTTACAGGAAGGTCACGGAACTTCCGCGGCCAATATACAGACGTAACTTCCAAAGCTTCTCCGTTTTTAACGTCCATTAGGACGTCTACTCCACAAGATTCGCGGAACCGCAGTACAGACCCGTCTACGAAAGATCGGGTCTCTGCAGTAAAGGACTTACTGTTATTGACTGTGAACCCAAAGAGCTGAAGCAAATGCTCCAGGATCTCTGCAAGTTCAGCAGGAACTACTATATCATCGCCATAAATGGCAATATAGCAGATCATGTAGTCAAGTATGTCCTCGAACGTCGGGGGGCGTCGCATCTTGAAACATAACAAGATGTGGACGGCAACGGCCACTATTCCGCCGAAGACAAGTTCTTCGATTCGGAATGTTAGACCGTTTCCCATCGTCGCAGCACTATACAAGAGGTGACTAACCTCAGGGTATCGTGCATCCACGAAGTGCGTGGGTAGAAACGGCTCTATCATCTGCTGCACTCTGGGCGGAAATAAGCTCAGATGTTGTGCGGTAACAGAGTCTGAAGCCGCTGACAGGTCGAAAGTCACATAGTTTCCGGTAGTCGCGCCCTGCCTTGCCAAGAGTTGATTACGTTCTTGGCTGTAGGACCCCAGGAAAACGGGAAATTCCTGAGCGATGA